ATAACCTACCTTAATTTTTAGTGTTTTTAAATTGTTTTAAAATTGCACCCCAGTTCGACTGTCTTTCTTTATCTTTCAAATCCCAAACAGTATTCATGTCTACATCACTTTTAGTGCCATTAGTTGGTCTTTGATTTGGAGTACCTACCTTTACTGATTGTGTCACCCTGCCCACAAACTTTTCTAGCTTATCAAGAGGCAGACTTTCAGCAATAGCTATGTCATCTTCATTAGTAACCTTTGCCATCAATGAAGATCTCCTGTCAGCTTTATATGATTCAAACTCGTCATATCCAACTTTGTATTGATCTCTTTCTTTTCTTGTTTCATCTAACAATACTTTCAGCTCACCATCTTCTTCTAGCTTTTTTTGTCTATTAGCTTCAGCTTTAGCTTCCATCTTCTCTATTCTTTCTGCTAGTTTGTGATTTTTAGCTGTTAGTTCATTGACTCTGCTCTGTGGAACCATATTTTCTACATGTTTTTCAACTTTAGTGTTGTCATTTTTTTCGTTGTTTTGTTCAACGATAGGTGTGTTTTGTTCTTCTGACATTTGTAATTCTTATACATAGTTTACAAGTAAAAAGCAAGAAAAAAAACTATTTTCCTATTTTTATTGTAATATTTTTATGTGTCTTGCCTAATGCTTTTTTTATCTCTAAATCTAACTGCCTGTCAATCATATGCATAACGTCTTTAGGAAATGGATCATCTTTTGTTGTTACTTGCCTGCCCATTTTATTTAATCCTTTTACAATCTGGCCATACGATGCCCAGCCTAATCTAAAGCCATTCTTTGTAGCTTTTCTAAATTGAAAATCATTTTTAAAGTTTCCAGATACTATAGGTGCCCTTGTTGTTTTAGTGGGCGGTGTCTGTAATGGTAATTCTCCAGCTCTTTTTCTTTCACCGTACTTTTTACCGTATCTTTTAAATTTATTACCTTTAACGTCTTTTTGTTTGCTAAAAATAATATCTTTAAACATTCTTAGTGCTTTAAATCCAATTCTTTCGTATGCTTTTATACTAATCATTTTCTAAAATCTTTACTTTCATCTTCTGCCTCTATAGGTACCCATTGATGTCTACAGTTATATCCACCTCTTTCTATAAGCGGATCTCCACCTTGATAGTTTTGTGGGAAATTCTCTTTAATTTGTTTTTTTGTCATTGGCCCTGCTTCCCATGCCTCAATACAAAACTTTCTTGTTTTATCATCTATAGCACCCACATATCTGTATTTTTTATTCTCACCTGCATTGTCAATCATTATTTTATTAACTGATGCAGAATAATCATTTAGGCCTGTTCTTACAAGTGTTTGCATTTGTGCATTAGATAGTCCAGCTTGTTGTTGTACTGCTTGGAATATGCCACGTTCTGTTGTTTCACCTAATATGCCTTTAACTATTTCTGTTTTTAAAACACCACCCATACTACCTAGATGATCTACAAATGATGTTCTTGCAAAATTACTTATAGCTCTTAATGTTTCTTCTGTAATCTCACCTACAAATGACATATCTGCTAGTATTTGTGTCTGTGCTGTTACATATGATTGTATTATGTTTTGTGCTTTTAAATTAACAACCTGATTTAAATCTAGCTGATCTATTACATTTAAAAACTGATCTATTGTTTGAAACCTTCTGTTTCTAGATAAGGTTAGTAGCTCTTTTATGATTTCTTGCTGTAATACATCTGTTTGCTTTGCAATTTGTTGTGATATTTGATCTATATATTCTTGACTTATCATTTTAAAATGTCAGAAACCTTCTGACCTGCCCACATCCTTCAGCTCCAATATCTAGCCTTTGTTTTATCCTTTGGCGGATTAGTATCACACTTATGTCTAGCTCTAAAACTTTTTTTTGCAGTAGGACTAAACCTCTTAATCTTCATTTTAGCTGATCCAAATGGAACTTTTTTAACTTTATCATCATCTTTTACATATACTACAAACTTTGCCCTTCCGTATCCAGCCTCACCTTTTTGTATATATTTAGGCTTATCTAGCCTTACTTGTTTGCCTTGATACTCTGCCATTATTCTACAGGCCTAATTAATGTTTGTAATAAATTGTTCTCTACGGCTTCTTCTTCTTCAAGTTCAGGTGTGTCTTGATTGCCACGTTCAAATAGATAATCTTGTGCAGTTTCTCTATCAGGATACCTGTCAGGATCCATTTGCATTAATATATCTGCTTCATCTATTAAGCCATGTGATAATTCCCAATCCCATTTTTCTCTTTGCTCTTTATCAGATAATATTTCTTCGCTTTCTTGATAATCTACCTGCAATAGTTCACCTGCATTTATGTTTGTTTCTTGCTGTAATATTATTGACTCTACTTCAAATAGTTTTTTCTCTATATGTTTCCATCTTATAGTATCAGATACTCTGGAGTCCTGCAACTCTTGGTTCCTTAATCGGAGTGCAATTCCTGATTGTGCTGTACTACCTTCAACAAATGATATATTCAGATGATAGTTTTGTGCAAGTAGCTTATATGAATGTTCTATAGAATTAGCTAATGCATCTACAGTATTAGGCGGACTAACTATGTTCATTGTACCGTCTATACCAAGAAAAGAAATTTTATCCTGTCCTACTTCCAGACTTTGTTTTTCTATCTGACTGCCATTTACATACATATAGCCAAAGGATTGAAACATAGTATTAGCATTACTATTTGTTTCTGATACATTAACTTCCATGTTTGTTGCTATTATGTCCATAGCTGGCCTAGTATCTAAATAACTATATTCTGGTCTACCATTCTTAAAACACTCAATAAATGGCAATATACCATATGGATTTACATGATCTGGATTTTCAGGATCTTCTTGTATAACCCCATCATTGTCAAATATAAATGTGTTTTCTGCATCCCAATAAACATGTAACTCAGGTGTGCTATCCATAACAGATGATTTTATTGCCAGTGGATATGTTATTGCAGTAGGCCTTAATGGATCATCTTCAAACATAGTTTCAAAATCCATAATTATATCATAGTCCAACATGCCATTTCTCCATGTAGGTTTTATTAGGATATTTTCAAGCAGGTTTGTCATTCTTTCAGCACGTTGCATTTTTAAATCTTTGTTGTTACAATAATCAACTATATTAGGATTAGAATGTTCCCTTTTTGGCGGTTTCATATAAACTAAACTAATTCTATCTATTATTCTTTTAGTTATGTTTACATTAGCCACAGGTATTTTACGAATTAGCTTGTCACTAAAATAGTTTCTAGTGTAGCCTTCCGTTTCACCATTATAAAAATCTCTTGCAAGCAATCGTTTATTTCTCCATTCATCCTTTTCATTTTGCTGTGCATCCCATTTGCTTTGCTGTACTAATAGCTTGCCTAGATCTTGTGGTATCATCGTTCTATCGCTCCTAATGTTGGTTTTATTATTGGAAATTCCCATTCTATTGCATACCCAAGTGCATCTGACATATGTGTTAGCATCTTATTGCTTTTATCTATTTCTCTAGTGCCCTGCTTGTTAGTTACCTGTTCTAGGTCTTGTATTAACATTTTGCAACTTGGATCTATAATGCAGTTTCCCTCCAACATTTTATTGACCGAATTGACTCTGTTTGTTACTGGCGGATTTGTTTTCCTGACTTTTATTGTAAATCCTGCCTGTCTTAGTAAATCTATATCACTTAGCATCGCTGATGTGTGTCTTTGAAATCCACTAGCATCAGGATATACTATGTATTGTGAGTTTGGATATTTTTGTTTTATTAATTGTGCCATGCGACTTGTTAGCAAATCTCCTGCACCTTGATGTGATAATGATATTGCATCGAACACTCTGACTTCTGGTTTGTCTGGCTGTATGTTGAATAAAATCGCACACATGGGATCATTATTAAAGTCGAGTCCCACCCTGACTGGCTGGCTTCTGTCGTATTCACATTTTTGTACATTTTTACTCCTATCAAATGAATGATATGTTGATAATGCTGAGATGTTTACAAATTGTCCATCTCTATATGCCTTTAACATAGTTTCATCATAGTTATCTTCTAATAGCTTTACATATGCCTCTGGTAGATGAAAATTATCTGTTGTTTTTCCATGCACTATTGACTTTGAATCATTACTTTCACTTACAAACACTTCATACGTCTTACCAAAACCCTCTGGACTGGTGACTATGAATATTTCACAATCATCACTACCTCTCATACGACCTATTGCTTTTTTGTATGCTAGATCTGTTTGCTTATAACTACCTACATCAAACTCATCGAATCCAATCCAGCTCAAAGAGCTACCCACTATGTTTTGACTTTTCTGCATCTGGTATATTTTCATATTGCCATAAACAGTTGTAAATCTATGTTTTTGTACATTGTATTCATAATGTATTCCATTATTCTCTAATAATTCTTTCATAGGCTGTACAAATAGTTCTTCTGCAAGATCATATGTTGGATATATCACCCATCCATTTGATATTCCGTCTGCATTTTTCTTCATTATCAAATTATATGCACATTTCCTGATAAACACCCATGTCTTACCGCAACCATATCCGCCAACCATTGCATTTATCTTTTTCTCTGGATGCCTTGCATTTATAGTCATAAAGTCCCATTGATGCGGTAGATAGTCTGCTTTGTGTAATGTTAGTCTAGAACTCATCAAATGTTATCTCTGATATTGGTTTTACATGCTCTACTTCTGACTTTTCTATATATCCTCTTTTCTTACCTTTAGTCTTTAAAAAGAATATTATAGATGTATTGTCGTTGTCTTTTATGTTCTCAACTAATTTTGATTCAGCTAAATCTATTAATGATTCCTGTGCATTTTCTGCATCAAGTTTAAACTGATCATCTTTATCTAACCAGTCATAATATGTTTGCCTGCCTATGTTTACAGCTATGCATGCATCTGATATATTTCCATTATTATTTTTAAGTGCAACTAAGAAGTCAGATTTCTTTTTATCTGTTTTTTGTACGGAATGTACGGATTCTTTGCTTTTTATTTCTTTAGCCATATCCGTAATTTATATATATTTTTCTTTGATTTCTAATTATTTCTTTGTATAGATTATTTTTATGTATACATAGTCTTGTTCACCAAACACTTTTTCACTTGTTAATCTTACTACTTGTGAGTCATTTTTATAAAATGTACCCTCATAACAATCTAATACAAATTTCTCTAAATTATCTAAATCTGGTGTGCTAGATCTATGTTGCGGTGCATCAGGTTTTAATTTCAATACTTTGTTTTTAGATGTATAATGATTTCTAGGCCTTTTATAACAAAAAGTTAAATACATCTCTATGTTTTTAAGTGTAGGTGTCTTTGGTGCATACTTCATAGACTGCAACAAAAATTCCTTCTTGTCTTTTGCAGAAGGATCATATTGAAACTTTCCGTTATGCCTGTGTCTTTGTTGCGGTTTAGGCCTAGTGTTTATTAATATTTTTATCAATTCTGCTCATAATACTTATTTGCAATATCTTGCAAATCTACCATAACATCTTTGTCAATTATTACTATATTATCATAACTATCATCTTCTTTTTTTATTGATGGAACACCTACAAAATTTCCATTAATACCTTCTATCAATTTAAATCCTTTAATTATTATCCCTTGTATTTTTACATCAAAAAAGGCTTTTACTCTACCCCAATTACCTTTTGTCATTCTTTCTATTTTCATTTTTACCTCTCTATTTATTATTATTTTTATAATACACTAATAACATTGTTGATATAATTAATATTGCCATTATTTCCATTTTATACCTTTTTAGAAATCAGGGCAGGCTACACCCACCCTTTTTTTCTTTTCGACTAGTAAACACCTGCAAAAGGCACTCACCTATATTCACCATAATTTAACATTAGCTTTCTTCCATTTTTTCCTATCTTTAACTCTTTTACATTCTAAACAATAGCTTTTGTTTGATCCATATTCACTATGCCTTTTTGGTTTTTTGCATGCATTACAAATCATACCCCAGTCACCTACTTTTCTTTGGTTAAATTTCTTTGTAAGCATTTCATGTCTGCCACCTGTTGATTTCTGTATGTTTTTACCCATTTAAAGTTGGCCCTCTGCAATGTGTGAGTAGTCGGATGTTGTATCGGTTTGGCAGAACCATACAGGGAGGATTATCACAGAAGGCCTAAAATCTATTTTCATTTGCTAATCTTCTTTCTGTTGCCTTAAAAGCCTCATATCTTCTTTTTTGTTCTTCTTTTTGTTTAGGTGTAAGCTCTTTAACTTCTGGCTCTATACTTTTATCCCACATAGACTCATTTCTTATCCATGTTTTCAATCTTCTACCTATATCAAATGTTTTTTCTAGCTCAAACCTCATCTTAGTTTTTGATCTGTTTTTTTCAGTCCAGTAATCTGAAAATGCCTCTATAATCTTTGGATTTAAAGAAGGTGTGTGTTTTAAACCTTCTGCACAAACCTGATTGACAAATTTTCTTTCTCTTTTATTTACATTATCTTTAACATTATTTAAAACATTATTGTTTGTGTGTGTTGGTTTGTTGCTTGTGTGTTGCTTGTGTGTTGTCTGTGTGTTGGTTTTTTGATATTCTTCAAATTTACAGACGTGTATTTTAGTATATAGTGTGTTGCTTTCATAACGTATCATATTGTTTTTTTGTAAAAGTTGTAAATAGTTTCTAACCTTTGTGTTGCCCCAATTAAACTGCTTTTCTAGCTTTTTAAGTGATGTGATTTTTTCACCAACTCCTACACTAATAAGGTCGTTACCTATTAACACTTCTGATTCTTTATGATTTACACTAAGCAATAGCCATATCCATGCCTCTTTCCGACTGTGTTGTTTTCCAGATGTTAATATTGGATTTTCTAGCATTTTGCGATGTAATGAGATCCATCCCTTCATATTTTCCTTTCTGCCAAACCATTAATATAGTTTATTTATTTGTTAAATTCAACCTTTTCCAATATTTTTTGCGATAATATGCTTTTACTGCATTGTCTTTTTTTCTTTTTGGCCTTAAAACTAGTTGATCTTTAGTGTTTTTATAAAAATCATCAGGCTCCCAATCGCATAGCAAATGCAGTCCCTGTGTACCTTTTAAATTAGGATTATTGCAATTATATATTTCTTCAATAGGCTGAAACATTATTAGTACCAGTAAATAGTTAAACATTATATCAAATAATGCCATTAATCAGGATACCTGTATTCTGGTTTATCATCTATACCTAAATCTAAACCTTCTTGCATGTTTCCGTCTTTTATGTTTGCATGTGATGGGCCACCTACGTCACCTATTGCAATAGTTACTGGTATAACTGTCCTGTTAGTTATTTTACACTTTCTTTTATCACATTCTGCTATCATCCCTTCTTTCTTTAAATCATTGATTCTGCCAGATACTGCATTTATTTCTAGGCCTGATTCTCTTGAAAGTTCTTTAAGTGTTACACCATCAGATCTACTGCCATTTGTTATATTTTTTACTAATTCATATAACATTTTTTTCTGATTTCCCTGTATACCACTAGATTTGTTTATTTCATGTGATTTTTTTGAAGTATCTCTAACCATACATCTCCTTTCTTAACATGCAAATGTTCTTTGTAGCCATGCTAGTATTTCACTTTTACTATTATGAACTACATGTTTTTTTATGTCTATTTTTGTAATATTTTTTTTATTTTGGGACACAAATGATTTTGCTTTGACCATGTTTGAAAAAAACTGTGATCCATCTGTAAAATCTTTAGTGCATACAAAATTAACCTGATATATTATCATTGTTTACTCCTAGAACGGTATTGTTTCATTAAAATTATCTAATGTATCTTTAATTGTAGCATTTACTTGATTATTGTGTGATTCACCAGATATATTGTTATATTTATCATTTAATACTTTATCAGCATGATCTTTTACTTCTTGTGCCATTCCTGATTCATGTACAATCCATTCTAATGAACCTTCATCAAGATCAACTAGTGATTTACCTTTATTCTTGCCCTTTTTAAATGGAATATAGTCATCATTGACATCTAGCTTAGGTTTTGGATTATCATAGCTAGAATCGCTATTTTGTAGCATTTCATCAGCACTTGCAAATTCTCCACCATTACTTCCATATGTCGCAAGAGCTCTACCTATAGCATGAGTTTCTGTTGATTCCAGCACTTTGCCTTTTACCTTAGAACGTAATGCTTTGTCTGTTACATCTCCCATAGCATGTCCAGTATAACTGTTTGTACCAACAGTTAATGTTGCTGTAACTATAACAACTGGATATTGTGTTATGTCATATTTTGTAATTAACGTATAATCTTTATTAGTTTTTTCTCCTAAATCAGCAATACGTTTGCCTACAGTATGATATTTCTTGCCAAATAGATCTATTACACCTTCATTATTTTCTTTACTCACTTTTTTTCTCCTTGTATTATTTAATTTAGATTTTTCTTGTCTAATGTGTCCCAGCTTTCAAACGGTACATCTACATCTACTGGTATGACAATAAACTTGTTTTTAAATGGATATTCTTCTGCCATATAACCTACTGATATGTCATCTATTCCAAGATCTACCAATGCATACCCTTTTTTGTTTGATACCCATGCTAATACCTCAGAATCTGGATTTTCATCTTTCAATAGTTTTAATAGTTCTCTAACTGTCATTTTATTTCCTTTGTTTGATCTTCATATACATGAATAAGTCTACCAGTTTTTTCCATTGTAAGCAAATATTCTTTACCTTTATCCCTTACCTTAACTTTATACACATTCATGCAATTAATAAAACCAGCTATAAACGATGCACCCCATCCTAGTGCTTTTAATTTGTTTTTTATTATTAATTTATGATCAACTACAATTTCTGCATCTTTATATTTTTTATTCATTACTACCTCATTTTTTTGACGTTGTGCAAATTTATATTCATTTAGTTCACGAATATCTATACCTAGTTTATCTTGTAGTGATTCGTATTTATCTACCATGCTCATTTGTTTTCTCCTGTTTAATGTTTATAATTTATTATCAAACATAAAATTATAGTTATATCTTTTAATCCACATATAATCTATTGTTGAAAGTGCATGATACCATTCATCATTTAATAAACATTCTTCCACACTAAATTGACCTTCATCAATTATAATTTCACCACAATCACTTGATGGCAATATAGTGTTTGTTTTAGTATCTAAAAAACTACCTACTGACTTTAATAAAATAAATCTTTTATTGTTTTCATTTACATTAGATGTAACATGATTTTGATCCCACAAAATCTTTTTAACTTGTTCGTTCTTTTTTATTTTTGCTATTTTCATTTTTTTTCTCCTGTTTGATATTCAAAAGCTCTGCCAGATTTAATTTAGCACTATATTTAATATATTCCAAATATATTTAATAATTATTTATATATGTTAAATATGATTAATATAAAAAAACCCCAAATCCTAAGAAATGGGGCCTTTTATACAACTAGATGTAGTATCTGGTCTAGTTGGAGGGAATGTTTATCACCAGCACTCTGTAAGCCTTAATTTTATGCTATATAGCTCTGGACTTACTTGCCTAACTGCTATTGATTTTTGATTTATTTTTACCATAGCAAAATCTAAAACATCTTTTTGTGGCTGAAATATCATAGGTATTGATCCGCCTAATGAGAAATTAAGTA